CTTCGGTGATTGTTCCTTGATCTCCTCGTCGCTCTGCTTGCGTGCATACAGGTTGGTATATACGTCCTTTATCTGATTTAGGATATAACCCGACATATCACCGTCCACCTGTCGCTCCTTATCATGGGTCTCTAACGTGTTGCTCTCGATAACGAGGTAAGCATTATCGTAATAGGCTGCTATCTGTGCTGCCTTCCACGCCAGTCTATCCATGTCGATGTGTCCGTACCACTGAGCAACGACAACAGGCTTGCCGCCTTCCATTTGATTAAGGCGGTCAAACACCACAATAACGCTCCAGTCGGCTTTCTTTCCTCTGCCGCCAATATCCACAACGACAAGGTAGCGGTCGGTGACTTCCTCGTCGCCGTCCACATCTGGCTTTGCCCATACCCAGAGCAAGCCTTGCTTGTCCTCGGAGAAGCGGAGGTTTACAAGTGCCTCCTCGCCTTCGTCGCCGTCTGCATATACGTCGCCAATCCACTTTGGAGCCTTGCAAGCCTTCTTGAACTTCTCAACGTGATACTTGTCGAAGACTCTTGCACCAGAGTGTACGAAGGCTTCTACATCGTCACTTGGGTACTCACTCGCCATGTCGCCATGGTCGGTGTACTTGCTGCGCTCCAGTATGTACCAGTTGATTGCTTCGAGCGTTGCACCCTGCTCCCACAGCCACCACAGGTATCTGCCGCTTTCCTCACGGTCACTGTTGGCATTCTCGTTATTCCTGTTCTCCCACAGCCATGTGGCAAACTTCACTTCATCATCGAGAGCAAGGGCATACTGCTCAATCTCGAACCATGCAATAAACAGGCTCTCAAACTGGCTCTTGCCTGCCTTCGCTGCGTCATACTCCCTCTGGAAGAAGTTACCTGTACCGTTGGCGGTACTCTCATACACAATCATGGTGTACGGCTTTAACAGAATACCAGAACATGCAGAGCGCACAATCTGTTCTGGTGTCTTGCCGTCGGTCGTTACCCACAAGCCCACCTCGGTACAGTGAACAAGGTTGTAGTCGCCACCACGCGCAGAGTTTGGCTTCTCGGCGGTACCGACCTTAATCTTGCAGTTCCTTTGTGGGATGCGGTGAATGTTGCCACTCTGACCTACACCAACTATCTTTGGCTCGGTCTCGTTGTATGCTTCGCCCATTTCATAGAGCATCTTGATAGGATACTCCTTGATTAGCTTGTCGAACATGTCCTTTACCTCGGTTGATGCGTCTTTCACATGACCGACGATGAGGCTGTTTAGACCTACCTTGTGAACGAGCTGCAACCATGCCATGTATATCTGCGTAGCTGTTGAACCTCCCCATTGTCGGGCTTTCAACAGAATTAAACGTATAGGCTTGCCCTGTAACCTCCTGCGCTCAAAACGCATGATGAGTTTACGCTGAGGTCTATTAAGGCGAAAATGTACGTCCTCACCACCACCTTTCTGCTTGATGAAAACGTACATTGCTGCCCAGAAAGCAAAGTCATGCTTGACTCGTACTCGGACGAATTGTTCTATTACCTTTTCCTTGTCCTCGTCTGAATACTCGGTATTCATGTACTCCTCCAAGAACCGCTTGATACTGCCTGCTTCAACCAACTGGCGGACAAGCGGCACACGCATCATCGTTTTGGGGATGTACTGGACTGGAAAAGGGAAATCTTCTATGACAATCTTCTTGCGCTCGCCTATACTGCCTTCACCTGTTATCGGGTTGAACTTGGCTTTTATCTCGGCATTGCGAGCATGGTTCAGTGCTATAAGCTTCGCCACGTTTTCAGACACGACGGAGAGGGCTGCACTACGAACTGATGCAGCCGACTCACGTCTTTTTGTGTCCTTTGTTACCATTTTTTTATAAGAAGATTGACTAATGGTTTCTGTTCTGTTGCCACCGTTCCCTGCGCTTTTCCGCAGGTTGCCACTGTGCCGTCAGCGTCCGCTGGCGGTTAAGCTGCATTACGCAACATGCCGTAAGCCTTGTTCACGGCTTCCATGTTTGCGCCCTGCTGTGCCTGCTGTATAATCTCTGGAGAAACGCCATCTGGCGTCTGACCGTTCTCAAGCTGCTCTTGCTGGCTCTTGAGGCTCTGCAACAGCTCGTCGGCAAATGGGAAGTCGCCATGTTCAAGCAGCTGCTGCAAGCTGATCTGCTGACTGCGCCAAATCTCCATGAGGAAATCGTTTGCCATCATGCGGTATGCAGGTGTGCTTGTGCTCTCGATGATTGACAGGTCAAACTCAATGTCGCGTATCTTCTTAGGGTCGTACTCAATCTGTGCACCGCTCTTGCCTGCAATGTTGAACACGCGCTTTGTATCGTAATACTGCTGCATGTTCTTAACGTCCTTGTAGGCTGCATCAATGACAAACTGACTGAATGACTCCAGAAGGTCAAGCAACGAGGTCGTAGCGTTCTGCGTCTGCTGTGAGTAAAGGCTGGCACTCATGCCGCTCCAGCCTGGCTTTCCTTGCAGAGCACCATTCACACCGCTAATCTCCTCAAAGAACTTCAACTGCAAGTTAAGCAGCTCGGTGATACCGATGTTCGTTGAGTTGTTTGCAATCTGCTGAGGGAGCCGTACTGCGTTCTTGGTCTTGATAGCAATAACGCCATTGAAGCGGCTCCATTCGTCGGCAATGTCGTTGATGTCCATACCCTTTGGCAGACACTCCTCTGGGAACAGGAGAACACCCTTCGCGCTCGCTCTCATTATCCAGTCGTACAAGGTAATCAAGCGGTTGGTGTATCTCTGCTGGTCGATAACGTCATTGACGAAGCTGTGTATCTCGCCGTCGATGAATGGGTATGCCTTGAAGACGTAAGGGTGGCTCTTGTGCTCGTATGGTGTTTCGCCTTCCTTCAAGATGTCACCGAATGGAGTAAGGAAGTAGTAATACCAGTAATCATCCATAAACCACTTGGCTTTGATGAGTGGTATTTCCTCCATGCTCATGCCCATGGCGGTACCGCGTCTGATACGGTCGGCGTTCACATCTTCCACCATTGCCTTGTAGTCCTCAACGTCTATCTTGTAAACGTCGCCGTTGTTGTAGTCATGGCAGCGGTAACGTGGCTTGCTCTCCTTCCTCCACACCTCTATGACTCTGCAACGTGAAGCGTCACTGCACACAAAGAAGTCGAGGTTTTTGTTAAGGGAGTAGCCGAACTGCTGCATGTATGTGTTGTAGCTGCGCTTGTCATGGCTCCAGCTGTAGATCTCACGCAAACGCTGACAGTCCTCTGGTCCTTCTGCGTATTTCTGGCAGAGGGTCTCGAAGCTGATGTCATGAACTTCACCGATGAAGCTACAGTCCCAGCCACGGAAATCACGCATGTTGCTATCTATAAAGAAATTGTTGGGCTGCACATAGTCCGTCCAGCAGTCCAGCTTGTCATTACGCCAGCCGAACCACTTGCGATGAACAATGAGACCACTGATAAGAAACTCCTCCATGGTGCGCGAATACACGTCCTGCATACGGTTAAGCTGCATGTTGCACTGGAGTATGGTGCTCATGGTCTCGCCTAACTTCTGCTCGTCCCTGTCGCGTGCCGTACAGATTGGCTCCTTCGCCTGCTGACGATACACACCAAGAACAGTGTTGACAAGTCTGCGGATGAGGTTATTCTTCAAAGGCACGTTGCCCTGTGACTTGATATACTCCTCCTCGCTCATCGTCTTACCGTCAACCTTGATGTTGTCCTTCCACTGGTCGCCATAGTTGTAACGCTTGTTGCGCTCTCTGTCCTCACGGAAACGGTACATGTTGTTCCAATACATCTGCGCCTCCGCTAACACGTCAAAGGCACGGCGGTTGCCAAGCGTCTTTGAATGCTGAACCGTATCTAACGAGGCAACATCGCCACGAATACGGCTCATTGGTATAAGTCTTTCTCCTGTCATGACTGTATCTGGGTTTTATGAGTGTGCGGCAAAGGTAATAATACCCAGCCACACACTCGTTTTATTTATTTCCTTGCATCGTCGTAAGCTCTGATAGCCTCAACCATTTCACGCTTCAATTCGTTAATCTCGGTTTCAAGCTCCTTGCGCTCATCCTTGTTGGTGGTCTCGTTAAGCTCTTCACTGAGGTCTTTGACTTCTGAATAGTAGTCGTCAACAATCTCATAGCGTCCGTACTCTGGAGAGTTATACATGAAGTCCAGTTTCTCTGCTGCGCCCATGATGCCATCTGAATCTTGGTCTTCGTAATGGTCAACAAGGCGTTTCGTCTCCTTGTACTCTCCATAATACTTCCAGTATTCGGCATTGATGCGGCGTGCTTCGGCATTCTCGTCGGCACTCTTGACAACGCGGCTTGCCATGAGTATGTTGCTCCAGTCAAATTCTTGCTTGCCTGCAACTATCTCACCTGCCTTCACAAGCTTGTTGGCTGTAGTAGAAACACCGCCTAACACACCTTCAAACACATGTTCTATCTTTGAAGGGTTGAAGTTCAGCCAGCCTTTCTTGACCTCATCGCCGCCTGTTATCTCGTTGCACCACCTTGCGAAGTCAACAAGATACTGGTTGGTGCGCTTGCTTGCCTTCGTCCACTCTGGATCCTCCTTGTTGTAAGGTGTGTCCTTGTAGATTGGCATTCCCTTCCAGTCTTTGTTGTTGGCTGTCTCAACGAATGGCTTGACGTATGAAGGCGAAACGGTTGACCAACTGATGTCGCCGTTACTCTCCATGAGGTCAAGAGGAAGCATAGAAGACAACGAGCCTGCTATCTCCTTGGCTATCTCCTTACCGCTCATGCGCTCCCTGCCACTGGCTAAGCTGCTGAACAGCTCACCAAGTCCATAGATTGCTCTCTGCTCAATGCCCAAAGGTATGCTGACAAAACTGTCAGTGAATGGTATCTTGAAACAGATGTTGCTCCTGCGGACGTATGAAGGGAGGTTCCAGTAATCATCATCGTCACCGCCACCTAAGCCAGAGATTATTGCACCAAGAAGGAACATTCCTGCATCAAGTGCAAGTGCCTTGCCTGTATGGTGCTTATGCAAGCTTGCAAAGTTGGTAGTACCTTGTACGGCTGCGTTCCAGAACACATAGAAGCTTCTGCCAAGTCCGCTTGTGAAGGCTCCAAGGTTGCCGAGCTTTGTCTGGTCGGTCTTGCCCATGAACGTGCTGCCTGCACCCTTCTTGTTGAAGTTTACGCTGACTTCCTTCGCATCGAACACGCTGCGCTCTACGGTGCGTCCCATTTGCCTACTGGTGAGGAAGGCTGCGAAACGTGCGCAGTTCTCAACAGAGCGGTTGATGTCGTCGAGTTTGTCACCGAGGAACTGCCAAGCTGCTTCAACAGGAATGGTTGCGTCCTTCATGCGGACGTACTTCTTGATGAGCTTCTTCTGCTTGTCGATGTCCTTGACAACGGTGTAACCTGTCTCGCCGCCATTCATCATGAACTGATAGAAGGCACGCTCTATCTCGACGTTCATGTCGAGCTTTCCTGCATTGTGCTTCTTAATCAAGCCATAGAGAACGGTAGGATTTACCTTCAAGAAGTTCTTGTTGAACTTGATTGCGTAGTTAGGACGCTCTCTTACCCACATCGTACTGTTGGCATACATCGCGTCTCGCAGGAAGTTACTCAGCGCGAACTCTGGGTTACGAGTGGTGTAGAAGGCTGACATCTGACGGTTCACATACTCACCTGCCTTCAAGATAGCACCGACAGCACCTGCCGTGTCATTGTCTGGGTTGGTGAGTCCGTTGAGGGCTTGCGCTGCTCTTGGGCTACCGTTGATTGTCAAGATGTAGTCGTCACCGCCTAACTTCACATGTACTTGATGTTCGTTGAGGCTCTTGCCGAGGGTCTTGTATGGAATGTTCGCCGCATCCTTGCCACGCTTATAGTGGTCTGGGTCTGCTTCTGCAAGCTGACGCATGGTTTCCTCGAACTGTTCAGTCTTCTGCAATACTTCGTCTGGAGTGTCGTTCTCGTCTATCTGGGCAGTAACGGCTTCCCATACGTCGTTTACATCGTCATAACGGAGCCACATGCGGTTTACACTCACTGCGTCGCTTGGGTGGTTCATAGCGAACTTCAAGAACTTCTGCTTCATCATATTGCGGTTGCCCTGCACAATGGCACTGTCTGCCATGTTTGCAATGGTTGCAATAGGATCATCGGCTACGCTCTTACGACCTTCTGCCTTTTTCAGAGGGGTACTGAAACCGCTGCGCTCATGGTTGAGATAGCTGTAAACCTCATCACTCGTTGTTGCATCGAAGCCACGCAGAGGGATATAGTATTCATACATGCCGCTTATCTCGTCATAGCCGCTCTTGCTCAACAGTCCTGCCTTGTAGGTCTTCTCCAGTGTTGCCTTCGTGCAGGCGTTGGTGCGTGCCCACAGTTCATCAACATCATGGTTGTTCTCGAAGTCTGATACAAGCTGCTGTGCAAGTCCTTCTGCAATCACAAGGTCGTCTTCCTCCATGAGTCCAGTGATACCGCCAAAGTCGCGCTCACGATACTCTGCAAGGAAATCTGCCTCACTCTTGATAGGGTTGCCGCTTGCATCCTTGTTGTCTTCTGACTCAAAGGCTTTCTTTGCGGCTCTGGCTGCCATGACCTCGTTACGCTCCAGTCCGTGCTTTGCCATCATGTAGCGTGTCACCTCATCACGGCTGCTGTCTTCCTTGGCAAGGCGGTGTATCTCGTCAAGCATAGGATTGAACAGGAGTTTGCCGTACAGGTCTTGCTCTGCATGGTTCTTTGAACTCAATGCGTTCTCGGCCATGTAAGCGTTCTCGAAGTCCTTGACCTTCTCACCAGTGGCTTGCGATATGTACTCCATAAGGCGACGCAATGACAGCATACTGTCCTGCATTGCTTCGCGGAACTGATACATGCCGCTCTGCATCATGCGGTCGTAGCGGTCACGGACAATGGCATGGTCGCGCTCGTCCATGATGTCACCGTCTCTGTAGCGCATTTCGTCTTCTGCTACATCCTCAGCAACTACGGAGCGAGTGTTATCCTCAACTCCATAGTTGCCTACGCCTAAGCGTTCCTGCATTACCTCGTTGCGTGCGGCTCTGAGAATACCATGCTCGCCAGCGGTGGCAAGGTTCTCATAACTGCGCCAGAGGATATAGCGAAGGTCTGCGTCTCTCTGTGTGCGGTCAAGCTTCACGCCTGCCTTCCTCAGCATTTCGAGGAACAGGAACTTTATCTTGTTCCACCAGCTCTGTGACATGGCACGCTCAAAGTTGGTGTCTTCTGCCAAGCTTGCAAGGTATTCCTCGGTTGCTACCTTGAAATCCCAATTGTTCTTGGCGGCAAGGTCGGCAATCTGCTTACGAGTGGCTTTATCGACATTGTTATAGACATTATCCAAGAAGTTGTCAAAGTCCTCACCGAACAACTCACGGAGTCCATAGTGTGCTACGCCTTCATGCAGGAGGGTACGCATCACGTCACCGCCGTTGGTGTGATTTGGAATAATGATAACTATCTTGCCTGTCTTGGTATCATACCAACCCTTTGCCCTTGCGCGTCTGCCTTTCAGTCCTTCTGTGTCGGTGCGTACCTCTACCTTCAAACCTAAACGCTTTGCTTCTGCATTTATAGCGTCAATGGCTCTGCGTGTCTTACGTTCAATGTAAGCGGCTTTTGCCTGCTCTGCCTTGGTTGGCTGACCGTTTCTGCGACGTGGCTTGCGAGTGTCATTGATAACACCGCGCCATGAGATCACTTCAATGCTTTCCTTGTCCTTGCTCATTGTGGCAATGTACTCTGGGTACTTGTCGCGGAAATCATCAAGCAGACGGTCCATATTTGTAAAGAGGGCATTGAGTCCTTCAACCTTGTAGCCGTCGTTCACCCAATCGTACTCTACAGGAAGCACCTGTCCGTCCTCGAAGGTGGTAACCTCGCG